CCCCGGTTTTCCGTTACCACGGATCGATTCATCGAGCCTGTCGAGTTTTGCGTGGATTTGGCAAAACGATTGCCTGCAAACTCGTTCATATTGGTTTTGTTCACACGTCATACTGTCTCCAAATCGGTTTGCTTTGTATGAATTCGTAACGTCTGCCGGTATCCATCGCTCCAACGCCAGCATGGTTCGTCACCCGGTGCCATGACCTCGTATATAAAAACCTGGCTTCCGCTGGTTTCCCGAATTCGATCACCACGCTTCGGCAGAATCGCATTCCCGCCGAGTACGAGGTCCGCCGCACGAATCAAATAATCCCGGCTCTCGATCCGTAGCAAAGCGCCGCCGCCGTCATCAACGTTGAACGTCGTGGTGCCGATGGTGGCGGGCACTTCCACCGAATCCTCACCTCGCTGGTAGACCACGGACTGAGTCATGAACTTCGTCCGCTGGTCTTCCAGCCAGGCCATGCCCTTCTGCAAGAGATCGGTCACGATTGCTCCTACTGCGTCAGGCGTACACGTACTGTGGCGTCGGCGACGTCAGCGGCTTTGATGGTTTTGCCAATCAGCTTGTTGCCGGTCGCGGTGGTCGTCGCCTGCTGCGCCGTCGCATTCCAATACACGTTGACGCCCACACCGATGGCACTACCGGCAGTCGTCGCCTTGGGAAAATCAAACACACCTTCGACCGCAAGGCTGCCCTGCGTATTGGCCGGAATTGGCCGCTTGCTTACGCCGATCAATTCCCCCTGCACAATCACCGCCCCAGCAGGAACATCCACGCTGGGCGTGTAATCAATGTTGTCACCCGTTTGAATAAACACTGTCATATAAAGCTCCCCAAAAAATTCAAAAACAAAAACAAAAATCCTCTGTGCTCTCTGTGTCCTCAGTGATCTCTGTGTTTAAAAATCACGCTTCGCCCTTGCTGCGAATCCCAGCTCGCGGGTCTTGCAAGTTGACGCCGAAGTCGTGGAACCCCCTCATCTTCACACCGAGATAATTAAAGTCCGCCTCGGCGGTCTCGATGGTCGGCGACTCCTGCCCGTTGAGGAACGCGACCTCGATGAGCGGCAAATCGTGGGGATCGGCCAGCAGATACCACGCCTTCTGACTGTTACCGGTGTACTTGCTGTTGCCAAGATATCGAGACATTTCAACGCGATATTTGCCCTGGTGGGGGTTCGCGACCGGGTACTTGCTGTTGGCGGTGGTGTCGCGGAGTTCCATGCTCTTGTACAACTGCGTACCGATGGCAGAGAGCCCGGTGGGCACGAGCATGATCGCAGGCATCAGGCCGATGGGTTTGCCGTCGGAGTCCACTTGGTCAACGAATGCCGTTTCCGCTTTGGTCAACCCGTCGATATTCAAAATCGTGTCCGCGCCCGTCAGCAGGTTTCTGTTGGCGGCGGTGAAGAACGCAGCGTTGTTCAGGAACACGGTCCAGAACACGTCGTTGATCTTGAGGCCGCTGCCGCGACCGGATTTACGCGGAATTGTGGTGATTGCACCAAGGTCGTCATTGATGATGTCACGACGGTCGATGGTGAGCATGAGACCGTAAGTGTCCGCCTTGTTGGTGTAGATTTCGTTGCCGAGAGTACCGTGCTTGATCTCACCGCCAGGCGCGACCAACTCATACTGATCCTTGCCGATGAGCCTGTAGCTGGTAACAGTTTTGAAATCGTTGACGTTCCTAATCGCGCAAATGTTCCGCCACACACGCTCGACGCTGAAGAAACCTTCGAGCAGGAATTTATTTGCGACGTTGCTCAAGATGCCGCCGATGTCGATGGTGCTCCAGCCCGCCTGAACCATATCGCGAGACGCAAAAGCCATCCGCATAATCGTGTGCGAATCGGAACGGAAATGATGCCCGGTATAGCCGTTGGCCATCGCCGCTTCCAGGAGCAAAGTCTGCAACCCGATCCCATGCCGGAACCGCTTCTGGGCCGCATCCAGCGTCTGCTCGTTGTAGTGATCTTCCGGTTTGACAACCCCCGCCGACAGCAGACACGCCGCAGCGAGCACATCATGAGTCACCGGGCCGGGGGCGGAGACAGAATATCCATGTGGAGCCGCTTGGATTGCACCGGGCTGCGGAGCGGGCGGTCGGCTGGCTCGCAGAACTTCCAATTCGGTTTTCGTGGCGTCCCACCCTTCAGCAATCGCCTGAGCTTCGATATCCGCGAAATGTCGTCCTCCCGGAACGGATGGCGCACAGTGCCTGCGGATAATGGCGATGCGATTGGTCTCAGCGAGTGCCTCCGCACGAATGTCCGCCGTCGTTGACGCTGGAGCCGCCTGAATCACCGGGGCTGGTGCGGCAGCGACCGGGGGTTCCGGAGTATTGGTCGTTTCCATGACACTGGTCTCCTGTTGAGGGCGATTCGCAGCCACTCGCGCGGAAGTGTTGCCGTCAGCGCCCAGGTCTACAAAACTGATCTCACCGAGCGTCGCCTTACGCACGACGTTCACCGGGCCATCGAACGACCGCCCGTTCACACTGACTTTCTGGTTTTCCTTGATGAACTCGAATTCCTCGACGCTCGCGCCAATCGACGCTTGCCACGGGAATCCGTTCTTACCTGAGATGACAATCTCCCTCGCCGCCACCGTATCCCGCGACACCACCCCAGTCGCAATAAGCTGTCCGTTTTCAACACGGATCGCATCAGTGTGTCCAACGCCGGCAGCGGCATCGTGACCGAAACGAATGGGCCGATTCTGATTGGGAATCGTCAAGCCCGCCAGATCGACAATCACCGGACATCGCCAACCAGCAAGCCGCATCTGCCCGCCGGTGTAAGCAACCATCCTAAATTTCGGTAACGCCGTTACTCCACTGGCTTCCACGCCCGGTGTCGCAGCCTCAATTTGAAAACTTGCCGTCAGCGACAGCGGCCCAGCTTCAGGCTGCTCGTTTTGAAGTGTTTTGTGCATCATTAGTCTCCGTTTTAGGTTTCGCAGATGACGGCGCGATCTGCGCCGCGGTCAAACCAAGTTCATTCATGAGCGCCACTTCCTTCGCCCGCTGGCGAAGCTCGTCTTCCCAGTCGCGTCCCTGACGAGCGTATTCATATGCAAGCGTCGTCGTGTTGCTGGCCAATCGCGTAGCCTGAGCGTTGGCCTCTTTATTCGGATCGACGTGTTCGACGCCGTCCCAGAACCACTGGTGATCGAGTTCGCAGAACGGCGTATCCTTCAATTCCGACGGCAGGAACCCCGAAATGAGAACCGCTTCAGCAAGCCACGCCCGCAGAATGTGATTGAGCACAACACGCCCGATCTGCTCCTGCTCAACGCGAATAGATTTGTAGTAGACTTGATGATCCAATCTCCCGGATGCATAGTTGTAGCCCGACGAATTCCCCGCCGCCACGTTGAACGGCATATTCAAACACCGCGCGATCTCGTTGAGGATTTCCCGTTTGAACATTTCGTAAGTGGTCGCGGGCTGCTCCGCTTTAATCTGCGAAGGCTCCCATCCCTCGGGCGTAAAGATCGCCATGTTCGGCACGAACTCCATCTCCGTCATGGGTTCGACTTCAGCAGCCTCGCCGCCCGCCGGCGCATTGGTCTTCATCAAAATCGAAACATTCGCCACACTCTCGGCAGAAGCGATCACCGCCAACGTATACCTGCGGAGTTGCGCAAAGAGCGGCAGCGACGGCGTAATATCCGGAATCCCACGACTCTGCCCCGGTCGATCCGCACGGTAGTAATGAATCACCGCTGCCGCCGGAACCGGATCGCTCTTGATATCCCCCCCCGTTCCCCCACGATCACCGGGATGTTTTTGAAGAACGTGGTACTGGATGGGATTGCCGTGTTTGTCGTAAACAATGCCATCGGTGATGTTGTCGAGTTGCACCTTGGAACCAACAGCCGCCAACGACGGCGTAGCAATTTGATCCGCCTCAATCAACCGCAGATCGAGCTTCACCGGAGAATCCACCTGCGGATTCGCGACCAGCAAAATAAAACACTCGCCGGACTCCGCGCGAGCCATCCGCATCGTCCGCAGCTTGTCGGCCAGATTGATCGCCTCGGCCCACTGTTCAAAGGCGTCCTCGATCAAGGTGTTTACAGCGTTGTCGTCGGTCAGCATGTGCAGGCACGGCCCGGTCCCGATGGTATCGTTGGCCAGCGTGAGCACGATCCCACGAGCATAAGAATTATTGGCAACTTCATAGCGGGCACGATTCCGCAACACCCGCCGCACGTTTGGTTGATTCGCTGCATTCGGCGACAACCCATCCGCCGCCGCCCAATGCTTGCGGTTGTCCGGCGTCGTCTGCGCCGCGTCATATCGCCCGCGCACATACAACGGCGACTTCACTGCCGCCTTGACCTGCTTGGTTTTGCTCCAGGGCCAAAATCCCATGCATTACCTCGTATCGTGCCATCTGTTCGAATCACGGGGGG